AAGAAAACCGAAACGAAACAGCCCGTTCAGACTGTAGCGTCGGCCGTACGAAAAACTAAATCTGGACGCCGAGTCGTGAAGCTCACACCTTCACAAGTTGCAATAGCTAAAAGACTTAATGTGCCATTAGAAGAATACGCAAAATACGTGAAGGAGGCGTAATATGACTGAAAAAATAAATAAATCCCCACGCAAAATTGAAACCCGTGAAAAAAAAGCTCGGAAGAGAGGATGGGTTCCTCCTTCAAGTTTAGAAGCACCCGAACCACCCGAAGGTTTTCACCATCGTTGGGTTCGTGCCGAATTTCGTGGCGAACAAGATGAAAAAAACATTTTGGGTCGCTTACGCTCAGGATATGAATTTGTTAATATAAGTGAATATCCAGGCAGAATAGATTTACCATTTATGCAAGATGGAAAATATAAAGGTGTTATCGGAGTTGGAGGATTATTATTAATGAGATGCCCAATTGAAGTTAAAGAAGATCGGGATGAATATTTCCGAAATAAAACTAACGATCAAAAAGCATCTATTGAAAATGATCTCATGAAAGAAGAGCACCCTTCAATGCCTATCTCTAAAGATAGACAAAGTAGGGTAGATTTTGGTGGGCGCAAAAAATCTTAATGGTTAAGATCTATGTCTCTACCAAGATTGTCTAAAGGAGACATATTATGGCTAATATAGATGCGAGTTTTGGTCTTCGTCCTTACGAAAGAACAGGCTCAAATTATAATAACCAAGGTGTTAATGCGTATCCTATAAACTTCGATGGAGCAAGCTCTGGTACTACTTCCAAAATTTGGACTGGTACTCCAGTAATTCCTCTAGCCGCAGGTTTAATAGATGTCGTGGGTAACGCTAATGGCGGTACTGTACCTTTGTTAGGTGTCTTCATGGGTTGCAATTACATTGCAACTGATGGAACTCCAACTTGGTCAGCACATTGGCCTGGTTATGCGGCGGTTAAACCGTCAACAGAAGCAACAGCTTTTGTAGCAGATAATCCTGATGCATTATTCGTTATTAATGCTGATGGTGCATTACCTGATGCTGCTTTGTTTGCTAATGCAAACTTAGCGACAGCAATTACTGGAAGTGATACATCTGGTTACTCTTACGGGGAACTAGCTACAGGCACTATTGCCGCTCCAGCAGCAACATTAAATTGCAAAATTGTTGGATTTGATGATCAAGCGTCAACAGATGCAGGAGCAGTTGATAAAACTGTAGCGGGCCGATTAGCGGTCGTAAAACTTAACGTTCATTATATGGACTCAACATCAGGAATATAGGAGTAAGATATGGCTATTAATAGAGCACAGCTTGCGAAAGAATTAGAACCTGGTTTGAACGCCCTGTTCGGTTTGGAATACGCACGCTACGAAAATGAAGCAGCTCAAATTTTTGAGCAAGAATCAAGTGATAGAGCTTTTGAAGAAGAAGTTATGTTAGTTGGATTCGGACAAGCTAACGTAAAAGCAGAAGGATCAGCAGTAGGTTTCGATACCGCTTCTGAATCTTTCACTGCCAGATACGTTCATGACACAATTGCTTTAGCATTTGCGTTAACTGAAGAAGCAGTCGAAGACAACTTGTATGACAGTCTGTCAGCTCGTTACACGAAAGCCCTAGCGAGATCTATGGCTTACACAAAACAAGTTAGAGGAGCTAACGTGTTAAATGATGCATTTACAGTTGCAGGCGGAGATGGAGTATCTTTAATTAATACTACTCACCCAACTGCTCTTGGTGGAAACTTCTCAAATAGAAGTGCTACAGATGCAGACATTAATGAAACCTCATTAGAACAAGGCATGATTGACATTGCTGGTTTTATCGACGAAAGAGGACTAAAAATTGCTATGAAGGGACAGAAATTAATTATTCCTGTTAACTTGCAATTTGTAGTTGATAGGATTTTAGAATCTACTCTTAGAGTTGGTACTGCTGACAACGACATCAATGCTATGAAAAATATGGGGATGTTACCTGGTGGTTACACTGTTAACCATTATTTAACTGATACGGACGCTTGGTTTGTAAAAACTGACTGCCCTAACGGATTAAAGCACTTCGTAAGAGCTGCCCTTGCCACTGGCATGGAAGGTGATTTCGATACTGGAAACATGAGATACAAAGCTAGAGAGAGATATAGCTTTGGTTACTCTGATCCAAGAGCGGCTTATGGTTCAAGAGGTAGTTAAGTAAAACTTTTACTGGATCCTCCCA